TTCATCTCCGACTTTGTCTCCTTCGCCGACTTCATCGACTATGTTTAAATTGACTTCTTCTGGTTCATCGTCTTCCTCTTTGAATTCCTCATTGGGCGATATCTTGTTTGATTTACTTCGTTCAAATTCATCCAACGCTTCCAATAAAGGGAAATCATCGCCGAGTATCATTCGCAAGACGTCGTTATAGGACATGCTTGCATAAATTTCTTTATATCTTTCAATTAAAGATTGATTTAAAACGCCGGAATTTATAAATTCTATGTCTTTTATATTTTCGCCTTTTGTATGTAAATCATTGTAAAAGTTCAGCGTATTTAATGTATGACCTTTTACTTGTAATTTCAACGTCTCGTATTTTCCGCTTAAAATACCCTCTATCAAAATATTTTTAGTCTTGTTAGAAGTAGTGATATACTCTTCCTTGGTTTGTACCAACTCGTCGAGCTTCATACGATCCGCGTAATTGTCGAATAATAGAAGTTGTCCTTCGTCGTAAGTAGACGTATCCGAACCCTTTATAAACTCATACATCCCCAATTTACCTACTACCTTACTATATTTCACAGCATATACATACTTATAATCTAACTCTTCGTTCACCTTTTTTAAATCTCCAATGGCTATACAGACCGGATAGGACAATTCGTTGAAGTGAACCGTTGTCTTATACAAATAGGACTCGTAATTTTTTTCTTCAATACTATGAATATTTGTAACATATTCGTGTTCTTTAAATAGGATGGATTTTACGTGTACATCTTCTTCTATAGGCATAATTATAATATGTATATATATATAAATGAAACCGAATACGAAATGTAAATCCAAGTGTATCCATTTACCCAGAAACAAATGTTATAAAGGATGTACGTTTACTAAAAGCGGACATTGTAAATTGTCTAGTCGGTATAAAATGAATACGAAAACATGCAAGTTAGTGAGGCGGTCGTTAGTGAAGCGGACTCATACACCGAAAAGTTTTAAAATACCTAAAAAGGAATTAGAGCCCTCTTCGTATTCACCGGAAATCAATCGCTATTTAATTCAGTCTAGATACAGCCGTAAATACGATATATTTACGGCGATTACAAATTGTATGAATATTGACCTGAAGTCCTATACTCTAAATGATTCTATCTTAAAATATTACTTAAACCCTCGTATACAAACCCAAGGCGGACAGTGTGTCAGTTATTGGCATAAAGAGGCTCAAGCCTTATTTTTAGACAATTTATCTAAACACCACAAGGTCAATATAGATCGTTTAATTGTCCCTAAGCAATCGTTGTATAATTGTTGGTTCAATACAGGATTTATGATAAATTATATAAGCGATAAAGGTCGCAAATTCAATAAATTTTTTAGACAATATATGATCACCGGAAAGGTGCGCGGATTAAAACCGTTTTTAACTAAACTAAAAGCCCCTTTGTTTTTATACAACATGGCGATCGAAGCTACCTTACAAGGAAATCCGCTCGCCAAAATAATGAATACAAACGACATTATTCAGAAAATATATGAAAATATCCCTAAAGAATACAAGAAAGAGGCGCATATTACGAATAAACTCGAATACGGGAATCCTTACGATTATCAAATGTCCTTGTTGAATTATTTGTCCGAACACAAACGGGCTTATAAGTTTATAGAAGGACATCGCTTTTTCAAGGAACCTAAACAAATCTATGAACACGATCTATTGTGGGTAGAATTAAGCGACAAGGAATCCAATACCATAGATAATAAAACCATATCTATTCAAAACACCTTTACGTATAGCCTAGATTCTATATTATTAAGAGACATTACTAAAAATCATTTTTGTTGTCTGTTGACCATCCACGAAAAAGAATATATATACGATGGTGCGGAAGAACCATCGTTGGTTCGTCTTAATTGGAAAAACGAAGCCTTTTTAAATACAAATAAAGTATTTAAAACCAATGAAACGTCTTCGTCGTGGAATATGAGAAACGGTTATCAGGTGTTAAACTATTATCGGGTTTAATGTTTTACATAATCTATAAGGTCCAAACATTTAAACTTCAACTTTGCGTTTGCGTTTTCGTGCGTTTGTAACGAGACAATGGTGGTATAAATGGTCTCAAATTTAGAATGAAAATATAATTCTTCATGGGTTTCTCTAATAATAATAAATATACTTTGTAGCAATTCTTCTTTATACTCCATATTGTCTGTATGCTTCATTTCTTGCATCAATGTATTCAATAATTCTAAACAAAGATCCACCATATGGTCGATGGTATTTATCTTATATTTCATCAAGTTACTAAAAAAGAAGAGCCCACACTTTAATCGGTCTATGCTTTTTACATAATCACAATAGTCGTCGTAATTTTCGTTGGGGTTGGCGTATTTTATTTCAGAAAGGGTTTTTGTGTGTTTCGTAAAATGTAACTGGAAAACATCGTAAAAAGAATGATTTTTTACGATGAGTTCGTAGTATAATTTAGAAAATAATTTGGATAAATTCATATTATTACTGGCGATGTTAAAAATTCGGTTTGTAATAATATCTATATCTTGTTCGCCTTCTACATTGTCAATCAAAAGAAACATTTCGGTTTTTAGTTTCTCGTAATTTTTTTCGCTTAATTTATTCAATAATTTACATATGGAACCACAATAATCGACCGGCTTGTTTACGACGGTTATTTTCAAGGTTTCATGTGTATAGATGAGCAATAAGGTCTTTATCTCCTGTAAGAGGCTTTGGGTTGTCTCTGGAAGTATAAAGGTCGTAGATAAAGAATCTATGTGATCATAGGTATAATACATTTCTATACTATGGGTTTATTGTTTATATTCGTAATATGTTTGTTATAAAAAAAAAGATATATACTATGTGTTTTAAATTGCCCATAGAATGTATCGAACATAGAGACATAACGGAGACAATCCAAACCGATCTAGACCTAGTACATTGTTATAAAAAAATACTAGGGGATTCCGAATTGTTAACGCAATGGTGTGGTTCGTATACTACACAGGAGACGTTTTTACGCGATACCCAATGTATCGTACAGAAAATGAACGTAATCCCCTACGACCAGTGTGCGTGGCGCACCGTATACGAACCCTTTAGCACCGAGACAAATTTTAAGGAAAAATATCAATATCTCAACGTGGCTCTATTAGACCCTTTAAATTATTCGTCGTTTTTTATGCAAACACTAAGTATATATAATATCACGGCGCCCCTCTTTTCCCTTTGTACGCCTATCTTTATTTTTATCGTCCCTTTTTTTATTTTAAGATTAAAAAACATTACGATTTCAGGTCAAGAATATACGGAATTATTACAAGAAATGATGAAACGGACGAATGTATATAAGTTTTTTTATGAAAACGAATACATGACCTATCAGCAAAAAGCGACTCTCATTGCCTCGATTGTCTTTTATATATTTCAAATTTATCAAAATATCCTCTCGTGTATACAATTTTATAAGAATATACATACTATATCCGCGTTTATGGATTGTGCCAAAGAAACTTGCAAGCAATCCATTCAACAAATCGACCAATTGAACGCGCTCTTGACGCCTTATCCGTCGTACATCGCTTTTTTAAACCAAAACAACGCCCAAAAAGCCGTTCTGGAACAGATGTTAAAAAAAATATCGTTTATTTTTCCGTATAAAAATACCTTAAGTCGTTTAAGTCAAATCGGGTATATTATGTCTTTATATTATAGTTTATTTTATGATACGACCTATCACGACGCCTTTCATTACGCCAAACACTTGAACGTCTATGTAAAAGATATGATTACCTTTAAAACCTTACATGCCAAGAAAAAGTGGAATAGTTGTCAATTTGGAAAAGAAAAAACGTATATGAAATCGTCTTTTTATTTAGCCAATATATACGACAAACCGGTCAAAAACAATATCATTCTAGATAAAAATATTATGATCACCGGTCCCAATGCGTCTGGAAAAACAACCTTAATCAAATCGGTTTTATTGAATTTAATTATGTCTCAACAGCTTGGTATGGGCTGTTATAAAAAGGCAAATATTCATATATACGATCATTTTCATTCGTATTTAAATATACCCGATACATCCGGTCGCGATAGTTTGTTCCAAGCAGAAGCAAGGCGATGCAAAGATATTTTATCTATCATCGACGAACATAAAACCTATAGACATTTTTGTATATTCGACGAACTATATTCTGGAACGAATCCGAACGATGCCGTTTTATGCGCAGAAATTTACTTGAAGGGTTTGTCTCAATATAAAAATGTAGAATTCATATTGACTACCCATTACATAAAACTATGCGAGATTTTTGACGCGTTGGACACGGATATAAAAAATATTAAAATGAATGTGGTAGAGCACAAGGAGAGTATCGAGTATACCTATAAAATAAAGAAGGGCATATCATACGTTCATGGCGGAAAACAAGTTTTAAAGGATTTGAAATACCCAGAACATTTATTTCTTCTTTGATTTCGTTTAAAACAATTAAAGAATAATATATATAGTAATGTATATGGGATTATTAGATATTAGCGGGTTCTTTACTGGACTAATTATAAATTTGTTACTCGTCACCTTGATATGCTATTACTTTAAGCGTAAATACGAAAATATTGAAGCGGCACAAATGGAGCAAGCCAAACTGTTATACGAGTTGCTAAAGAACGCACGCCCGGTTACCGACAGTGACATTAAACACATCGAATTGACCGACGATTTATCCGAAAGCGACTATAGCGAAGAGAGCGACGAAGTCGACGAAGCCCGTGAACTCGACGAAGCCCGTGAGCCCGATGAAGTCGACGAACTCGATGAAGTCCGTGAACTCGATGAAGTCCGTGAGCTCGACGAAGATTACAATAAAATGAGTGTAAAATCGTTGCGGGATGTCCTGAGTACGAAAGGTATAAAGACAAACCCTAAAATGAAAAAAAACGAATTAATCGGATTAGTAACCAACAAATCGACGTTGGTGGTAGATTTAGCCTTTGAAGAAACGCTTCCTTCGGTGGATTAATTAAATATTTTCTTATACTAATGAGTTTTATAAAAGACGGGAGACAATTTACAGATTATACGCAAAGTTCTATTAAAAATGAAAACATAAAAAACGAATATGGTATACACGACAATCAAAGTTATAGGGAGTTTTTAATCAAACATGGCGACCTTATTCGGAAACGAAACTTAGACGAAACGAAAAAAGTCAATCCAATTTACAATCAAAAGGGTCCCTATAAGTTTAATGGAATTATGGACGATAGCAGACCATTCGGTTATTCTTTTTCTGATATGAAAGAGGTCTATTTAAGTCGCGAGAAATTGAACTCGTTACGAAAACGGCAATTTATAGAATGAGTATAGTATATGCTATATCTTAGTATAGACGTGGGCATACGTAATTGTGCTTATATTTTATATGAACGTGATACAAATACTATAGTAGAATGGGACATTGTGGAACTATGCGACGTCTCCACGTCGGCTTCAAAAGCCAATTTAATAGATATAGGAAGAACTATGTCCGAAAAGTTTTTTTCCCTATTTTCAAGTTATTCGGTCGACGTGGTGGTCATAGAAAATCAAATAGGGCAAAATGCCATTCGGATGAAAACCTTACAAGGGATGATTACTATGTTTTTTATTTTACAGGGTTGTGCTGATATTCGTCCTTGGAGTGCTTGTCATAAATTAAAAGGGTATGACGTGCCCTTAAAAACCACCTATGCAGAAAGAAAAAAATGGAGCATAAAAATTAGCGAACAAATCCTAGGGGATGAATACGCTAGCTGGACGCCCTTTTTTCATAAACATAAAAAGAAAGACGATTTAGCCGATTGTTTTTTACAATTAAAGGATGTTTTAAGAAAAGAGTGCGATTAAATATAAAGTAAAAACATATAAGATACTATAATGGAAGAAATCATAGATTTAGACGTGGAAGACAAGCGACCCGATGTAGATTTTGGTGGAGGTGTGGAATTACTTATGAACGATAAAAAAAAGAGTTCTTTAAAATCGCACGACATTTCTCTAGATAAAGAATTAAGCGAACTAAACGATCTAGAAGAGGTGACGATTGGTAAAAAAACCGCTCATATGGAGCCTACCTTTAAAAAAATAGAAGAAATAAATATTGAAAAGGAGATCCGTGGCGTGGAACATAAAACCAAAGAAGATACACTAAAGGAAAAGTTTAATTATTTACGCAAATTGGAACAATTGGAATCCAAAGGCGTCACTCTATCCAAACGATACAGCATGGACTCTTCTTTAGACGAAATGAAAGGCGAATATGAAAACATTATATCTGAAAAAGAACGCACCAACAGCATTAAATTTCAAGGCAAAGTATTGACCACGCTTATTACCGGGTTTGAATTTTTAAATAATAAAGTAGACCCCTTTGATATAAAACTCGACGGATGGTCGGAGCAAGTCACCGAGAATTTAGAGGATTACGACGATATTTTTTCTGAACTCCACGAAAAATATAAGTCAAAAGCCAAAATGGCGCCCGAGCTTAAATTGTTATTTCAATTGGCTGGCTCTGGTATGATGATTCATATGACCAATACGATGTTTAAATCCGCTATGCCTGGCATGGACGACATTATGAGACAAAATCCGGATTTGATGAACCATTTTACGAAGGCAGCGGTCAGTTCTATGGAAAAAACCAGCCCTGGATTGAGCAATTTTATGAATGATTTCGGAATGAGTCATAGCCAGGAATCCGGTCCGTCCAACCTCCGCGAAGAGATGAAAGGACCGGATAATATCAACACTTTATTGAGCCAATTAAACAAAAAAATCGATTTAGACGAACCAAACGAAAGCGTGATTAGTGTGGAAGACATAGATAATTTAAGCAATGCGTCGGCACCGTCTATGAACCGGCGCAAGCGCAAAAGCGATAAGAATACGATTCGTTTAGCAGTATAATTTTTAATTGGACCTTAATTTAATGGAGGGAAATTATATACAATTACAACAAAAACTTCAAAATATGAAAATAACCATCAACGAGATTTCTCGTGTGATCGAAAAAAAAACAGAAATGATTCATACGTTGAAAGAACAACATAAAGAAATCTCTAAAAAAATCGCCCAAGAAGAATCTGGCTTGAATGAAAATCAGAAAAAAAAAGACGAATTTGAAAGTTTATTGAGTGAAGCGACCACCAGTTATAAACAATTGGAAGAGGCGGTCTCTTCTATATTAAATATGATTAGCAATAAATCTTAAAAAAAAATCATATAATATTGTATGTTACCAGAAGACATACAAAATTATATATTATCTTTCTTACCCATTGTGTCCCGTGAAAAAAAAGAACTGAACTCTATTATAGTGAATTACAATTACTATTTCATACGAGAATTAGAATATATATTTAAATATGATTTTGTACTCATTTACTTTTATTGGTTGTCGATTCATCCCGACGTAAACCTCTTTATAGACCAAGACAATAAACTGACCTTGTTTCAGATGCGTCAACTGTATCAATTTGCTATTCACTATGGTTCTTTAATAAAAGTTCAGAATTTACTTTAATGAAAAGATACAGCACGATATGAATGAAGCTTTTGTCTAATATTTTTTTTCTTTCTTCTTTAGGGGAAATATGAAGCCATATAGATAAATACAATAATTCATAGATGAATACATATAAATACGCATTCATCGTGGTGTCAGTAATATGGTTATATTTTAAATAATATAATATTTCTCCGGTAGCGTCTTCGTTCAAGAGGGCAAACGTTTGTTTCATTATTTTGTTTTGTTTAAACCCGCGCTTGAATAATCTGCCATAGATTAACATTTTTTTGGGTAGGAAATAGAGATGCATTTCTTAGTATTCCTAATCATTTTTTTTTTCAATTTTTTCCCGCCTTTGATAATTTTTCTAGACATTTGTTTTATTTTAAACTTTATTTCATTACATTTTGTAAGAGCTGTAAAATCCTTTTTTTTTAAAAATAATTCTACCTTCACAATATGGTCTGGTTGAAATGTTTTGACGGCATCGCATATATCTTTTTTATAGATACATGGGTCTTTACTAGACTCTACGCGGAATGAGTCTAATTTTATTTTATATTGGGTGATGGTATCCGTAGAAGATTGGCGGGGCTTAAAATGAAATGGCGTATTGGTTTCGAATAGCATTTCTATCGTATCTTTAAACCCCACGAACCTTTTATTATAGGCGCCCTGCGCGCTGTCGTAATAGGCTTCCAGTTTAGAATATAAATCGGCAGAATAAGGACCTCTCAATAGTCCCTGTTTATATTCTTCGTATTGTGTTTTCACAAAGTCTTCGTATTTTTTTAATTCACTAGGAGATTTCAAATACGTTAAAAAGTCAAGCGCGTGAATGTCCTTTTTTAAAAATTTCTTAAACTTAGATTTATCTATAGGATATTCTTTAGGCAAAAATAATTCATAATTCTTTGTCATGTCGCTCTTATCTATATTCTTATATCTGAATAAATTATAATCGTCTACATCGAAGGATTCGACTTTACCCGAGGTGCCAATAATTTCCTTTGCTAGATTTTGCTCGTCTATTTTATATGTAAATCCGAACAAAGATTTTTTTACAATACATCTGAATTTCAATACATCCGTATGGGTTGAATTCGGGAATAAAATTTGGTTTAATTGGACTGTGAATATATATTTTAAGCCTCCTATTTTTTTAAATTTTCCTATACATTTATAGCGATTATTTTTTTTATAACGACTATTTACATAGTCTTCGCCGACATTATCGTCATTTGTATCCGTTATGTTGGATACCTTATCTTGATTGATGGTTGTATTCATTAGTTCATAATAATACTCTGGGTTAATTTCGCTTTCACCTTTCTCTAAATAAGTGGGTTTGTATAATATGAGAACCTTATCAAACGACGAACGAAGGACTAAATTATTGATAAAAGATTTTTCTCGGTCAAAGTAAAATAAATATTCAAAAAATTGTATAGACTTTTCAGGGTACTTGCTTTTTAAATACGAAAAATATTCTTTTAGGGGTATGTCTAGGGTCGGCTTTATAGTTACACTATTCACACTAGGAATTTCAGAGACAAATTGTTTAAAGGCGCTATCAAACACGTCTAGGTATTTCACCGGTTTCAGTTTTTTTTTATATTTATGTCTATATTCTAGGTCCGTGTCATTGTACAAAGGCACATAAAATACAAGTTCCTTTGATATTGTATTGCCTTCTTCATTTATTTTATCACGTATTTTATCACGTATTAAATTTTCGCGTCCATAATCGTAATCTATGATTCCTGTGTCTTCAGTCTTGATAGGGTAAATCATATAACCCGTGGTAGGATATTCGTACAATATTTTTTTTGATCTTTCGTCTATGTCTGTATTCGGAAATAGTGCTTTAAGTTTGTGTTCATTTTTATTCTGGATAAAATCATATGTAGTGAGAACGGGTTTAATGACAACAGAAATATATTTAAGCATATATAAAAGATAGAAATTAAATAAAATTCTCTTTAAATAAGGTGTGTTCTATATTATTTTCTTTGTGTTTTTTTTGGGCGTGTGCTCGTTTAAGTATTTCAATAGAATCATTCACCTCTTTTTGAGTTATATTTCCGGATAGGTCGGATACTTTACACCGATTGGGTATAATACAATATTTACTTTGTTCATTCAGTAGATAGTCCGCCAAGAGTAAAAATAATATGGTCATTAAAATAGAAATACCTATGTCTCTTGTCCCCATCCATATGACTGCAAATAAAAGCAATTGTTTACCGAAAATATATTTCACATAATATTCTTGCGAATTACTTAATTCCAGCGTGGCGTATCTAGTACATATATTCATAATCAGAATGATTAGACCGGCGAATATTTTATTATTATTTACAGAATGATAATAATCCAAGAAACTAAATTTATATTTCGCCATATTATATATATTTATAGTAAAAAAATATACTCTTTATTTAAGTATGGCTTTTGCTTTTAACGCAGCTTTAATAAAAAACGACGAAGTATTAAGTTTTGATAAACCAAAAATCAGTAAAGACAATTTAACTCAGTTATTAAAACCAACGCTTGAAAAATCAAAAGACGTACCGAGTGAAATCGATATTGCCAACTTACATTCTAATATACAAGAAGATAACGCGAATGAATTAGCTCAATTTTATCAAAAGGAATCCACCCCGTATGTGTTCCGCCCAAGCGAAGAGGTGATCGAGAACCCGATGTTGAATAAAGTAAATTACATTTTAGAATTACTGGAACAACAAAAGGAAATTAAAACAAACCAAAAAAATGAAGAAATTGTTTTGTATTGCTTTTTAGGATTATTTATCATTTATATTCTCGATTCCTTCGTAAGTATCGGCAAATATAGCCGCTAAGTTGCTTTTGTAAATATAGCCATATGAAACGACCCCAAGTCGGCATCTTTTACAAATTTCAATCCTTTTAAACCGGCTTCATAGATTAACGTATCCAACGTAAGGGCTCGATAATTCCATAGGTGTTTACGCTTGAGTATATGTTTACTATAAATATGTTCGGTGACAAGGGAATGCCCCGGATTTTTTTCTATAGTTAAGGAGAAATTGTAATGATATATAAATTTGTCTCGTGGCTTAGTCTGTACGATACTGCTTATATCGTCTATATTTGGGAGGTAGGTTATAAATAACAAACCCTTGTGGATCAACCAACTATAACAAACGCTTAAAAAGTCGCCTAGGTCTTCTTTCACATGGATACTGAACAACGGGCAAATAATATGCGTGTTTAATTTAGTAATATAAGGGTTATATTTACCGTATTGAAAAGATAATTCGGGGTATAATTGTTTCGCATATTGTACCATATCGGACGAGGTCTCTAGACCAGTTACTTGGGCACTATTTGACAAGAGTTGGACGATATGACCCGTACGAAAATCTATACACAAGACTTTACTATGCGGTCTTAGATAAGGAATGATTTGCTCGCATTCTTTCGTATGAATAGGTAACGTATCGTATAAATCGTCGTATATCTTCGCATAAAACCCGTCTAAGATGTCGTGGTCTATTTTTATAAAAGAACTTTCTTCTAATAGTGTAAATCCTTCTTGTCTAGAAAACATAAAATATAAATACACTAAAATCAATAGTATTAATACTTTCATCATTTGTTATATTATTTTATTTTTTTTTGAAGGCAATATAAGAATGGAGAAATGTAATATTGTAGACAATCGCAAATCCTTTACCCGTCTATCTTTTTCAAATCATAAAAAACAAAATGTTCTACAGGAACTGACGGAGGCTTTGTATTATAAAAAGCGCGACGACGCCTTGCATTGGACGGCAGAGATGTTGTGTAGCGGATATATATCCGATTTATGGAAAATCTACATTATGTTTTATTGTAAATATATCCATATGTATAATATAAAAATACCCATCTATGTCTCAAAGAAATTAGAAGAATATAAGAAAATTCAAGCGAACACAGACATTAAAAATAACGATGAACTACGGGCAATTTTCTTTACCATTACTATTATTTTTTGCGAGACAAAAAACGAACATACTCTGACTTCTTTACCCTTTACATTTCATTTAGACAAAATGTACGACCATTTAAAAGCAGATCATGTAGATTATATAAAGCCATTTTTCAAAGAACAAGATCCGAAAGAATTTTATATACCCCTAAATGAATTCGTATATCATCTTGAACATACGAAAGACAAAACCAGTATAACGTATTGGCTAGATTGGTTGATTGAATATGATATATATTTAACCAAAAAGAAAAAAAATATTTACATACAAGCTCGGACGGACGAGTTCAAAGACGATAAAAAAAACCGAAATATCATTTGGATCATATGGGAGATTTTGCGGCATAACGCCAAAAACGCCAAAGAGTTAGTCCAACAATCCATCGATTCTTTGTTTGATTTATTTAAAATAAAATACACCTTGGCAAATAATAAAACCTACAAAGGCGTATTGTATGTAGTGGTTCAATTAATTACAACGGATGTAAATGTGCATATTAAATTAATAGAAAATGTTGGATTATTCAAACATTTACACGACAATACACAAATTATTTTTAACGAAATAAAAAAAAAGGAAGTATGGGTAGAAGAAACCAAAACACCAAAACAAAAATTATTTGACACGCTATACGCCTGTTGACCCAAAGCCACCTAGTCCACGGACGGTTTCACACCCCAACTCTTCTAAACTTGAGACGACTTCTACTACGATGGGGCACATGTAGGGCGAGACAATTTGTACGTATCGCGGGCTTTGATAGGGGCTGAATAAAGAACATCAAAGACGCCAATTAAATGCCCTCTATACCCCGCGTCAATAATACCCGGCTAACCTTAAATGAGTTCTAGAAATACTGGATCGCGGATATAAATAAAACCCGTATATGTCAGAGATGTACAATTTGAGCGCTACAAACCACTTTGAAATCGATGGTATGAACACCTCCGTCTCTTGTTCGCTTGGGGCAAATCCTGCGTCGGCGTGACGAAGGTCGCGCGTCATTTTGACATGATGTTGGCGAACGGCTTCTAGGTATCTTTTAAATGTAGGTCGTCTACGTATATTTTTAAATACATGTATTTGCCGTAATATTGTAACATTATATTGTCTAATATATATTATTTAAATCTATTTAAAATATATGTCGTTAAGTGAAAAATATAGCGAAATGTATGGAGAAGGACAGAATTTTTCGGAAAATGTAAATAAAAATGTCCTTAGAAACATGGAGTATACCAATAATGATTTTAACAACATGAACAACGGGAACAACGGGAACAACGGGAACAACATGAACAACACGAACAACATGAACAACGGGAACAACGGGAACAACGGGAACAACGGGAACAACGGAAACAACACGAACAAGACGTCGTCGGGTATGTTCTATCTGTTTATATTTATCTTGTGTTTAGGTATCCTCTTTTCTATTTTTTATTTTAAGGACACTATTATACAATTCTATAGAGACCTTATGCATCCGCCCCCCAATGTAAATGACGAACTGAGACAACTGAAAAAAAGTATGAAAGAAGAAAAAGAAAAACGAGACACCAAAGAAAAGGAAACGGAATTGAAAAGTAAAAAGGAAAAAGGTGGAGTAAATACGTTGGTGAATAAAATAAACAGTAACCAAATATCGAAAGACGATGGTTATTGTTATATCGGGTATGATAGAGGAATGAGGAGTTGTACGGAATTATACGAAGGAGACAAATGTATGAGCGGGGAAATATTTCCTTCTTTAGAAGTATGTATGTTTCCTAATTTAAGAGAATAATTATAATTCGTTTTCAAAGGGGACATTTAGATCGTAGGCAATGTCGCTACAACTACCTTTCAATGTTTTACAGGCTTCGATCGACGCGGCGTCCCGAAGCATTTTTAATTTAGCTTGGCTAAATGTACCTTTTGCCCCGATTCGTTTTTTATATTCTTCTGCGGCGGTTAAAGTGTGTTGTTTATATTGTAATACTTCTGCTTTTCGCCGTATTTGTCTCGTTTTATAATCGTAGGTTTCAAACGATATATTATTACCACTACTTCTTCCGTTTCTAGTACGATAATACACGTCGTCATAAATCTTTACGCCTTCTCGGTTTTTATATTCTCGTAAGTTTGCCAACGCAATAAATTCCGGATTCCCGTCTGGATATTCTAACGCTATATTATCTTTTGGATTGGCTAATAGTAAAGACGATATTTCTTCAATGTATTTTGTTTTAGAAATAGTCACAAGGTCACTCATACACTAGACGCTTAAAATAATTCTTTACGAATATCTTCTAGCGTAGCATTTACACCCAATACAGCGTCTTGGTCGTTTGTATTATGGATGCGCACCAGTTCGCCTTTGTCGTTGATGCTTTGGGTTAATTTGTTATTGGTATCGTTTGCCTTTTTCATATTTTCTTCGATCGCCTTAATTTTAGATTCTTTCACTCTTGTCTCGAAACTTAACTTCGCCTTGTCTTCGTTTTTCTTTTTCTCGTGCATGAGCTCGTTCAATTCCTTTTCTAGATATTGTACGTTGCCTGTTTTGTAGGCTTCTGGATGATAAGGAAGCCAAATGCCCACCGGTCCCACGTAGACGTCGTGATTGGGGTCGGTTTCTCTTAATAGTTTGCTCCGAATTTCAGCTTCTTCTTGGCTTGGAAACACACCGCGCACTTTCAACCCCCTTACGCTCGTTTGAAACTCATTCTCTTTCGAAAATTGTTTCTCTAATACCTCTTCGTGTTTGTCTACAAAATTTTTGTAATCGTCGCTTACGTCTACCTTTAGCTTGTCTTTAAACGTATCCACAAAAGACGCGTATTCCGTCATCAATTCTTCGCTGGAAATATTATATTTGTAGGATACAAAATTAAGGAATTCGTTGAATTTATGCATAGATTGAGCTAGGTCGTATTGCTGAACGAATTGTTCAAAAAAAAACAATTCCTTTTTCTTGATCAGGTTTTCGGGCGACACAAACGACAAACATACATACTTTTGTTCTGCGATAGCTCGGTCTTCGTCTAACAAATCTACGTTCATTAGTATAGAATAAATAATTCCTTTATATATTATATTTATTAAATATATAATGCTGAACTTTAGAGAATTGTTAAAGCGCGTGATTAAATATTTAGTGGAAGGTTTGATGGTCTCTATTGCCGCGTACGCCATACCAAAACAAAGTTTAAAATTGGATGAGATCATCTTGATTGCTTTGGTGGCTGCTGCCACGTTTAGTGTATTGGACACCTACTTGCCCACCATGGGACTAAACGCCCGCACCGGCGCCGGCTTCGGTATTGGTGCGAATCTGGTCGGATTCCCAGGCGGTTTATAAAGTCGAAATGAATTCCCAATCTAGGTCGCGACATATATGTTTCCATATTTCGTCTTGTTCGACTTTTTTTTGTTCTTTTAACATGGGGAAATGTATGAGATAACTGGTTTCACCCAATAGTTCACATAATTTATAAAGGGTATAATAATAATTTAAAAAATTAACTCTATCATTAGGACAATATTTAGAATAAGGGATTTGAATATCCATAAATAAATTACACAACGTTTCTTCTAGTTTAGGACTCATCACAGGCGGCTTTATACCTAATCGGTCTTTTATAAAAGGAATATGTTCATAATATTTATTATACCCTAACTTCTTTAATATTTCTTTGGTTTTTTTATTGGTCAATTCGCTTAATTCTACGCGCTCCTTTTTGACTTGCATTTCTATTTGAGCGATGATATCTCCGTGTATATCGGTGGTCTCTTTGGCTTGAAATTGAGACAAAATTTCTCTGAAATGATTGATCCTTTTATACGCGTAAAAAGATATTTCTTTAGGAGGTTCTTTGTAAGAAGGTTTATCGTTTTCTACGAAAAATGTTTCGTTGTTAAAACAATTATTACACAGTAAAATGCCTTCTGAAACAATTTTAATCATTTCTCCTTTGGAACATTTGCTACAAATCGTATTGTCGTACATAAAATCACTTATATTCATACTACTAAAATTATTTTTTTTAATATAATTTTGGATACTTTTATTTAGAATATTTATACTATCGTCTTCGTGTTGATTGAAAAACCGCTGGATCATCTTTTTAGGGTTTTGATTTATCTCTATTTTCTGCTTACATTCAAAATAATTAAATAAATCATTCGAATTGTTTAACAAATAATCCTTTTTCTTTTTCTTTAAGTAATTTAATTTTTGTTCGTCCTTTTCGCAACTGTTTAATATTTTATATTCGGCTTGGTTTATGTCATTTAGATAATTTGTATATAAATTATCTATGGTGAGTTCTTTCATCATTCTATTATATAGTGTTCTTTAATCATTTAAATAGTTTATATTATATAATAACAATATAATCCTATAGTATGGATTATTTAAAAAAGAAATTTATTTTAAACGCTATTATGCGTGGTTGGAGAGTTCATAAAAAAAATAAAAACTGCTACGTATTCAAAAAAAATAAACATAAAGTCTACAATTTTCATAGTCCGCTCTTTTTAAAAATATTTCTCCGGCAAAATTTAATTAAATAGATTTCTTATTTTTTTTTCTTTTGTTAGATTATAGAATGGGTGGTGGACTTATGCAATTAGTAGCTTATGGCGCGCAAGATGTATATCTTACGGGCAACCCTCAAATCACCTTCTGGAAAGTGACTTACCGCAGACACAGTAATTTCGCCATGGAGTCGATTGAGCAGACCTTCAATGGTCAAGCCGATTTCGGTCGGCGCGTAAACTGCACGATTTCCAGAAACGGCGATCTTGCTTACCGCACTTACTTACAGGTCACTCTTCCAGAAATCAATCAAAATCTGTCGACTGGTCCCGTGTACGCCCGTTGGTTAGATTACCCCGGACACCAATTGATTGAGCAAGTAGAAGTAGAAATTGGTGGTCAGCGCATCGACAAACACTACGGCGACTGGATGCAGATTTGGTGCCAATTGACCCTTGACAAGAACCAAGAAGCCGGTTACAACAAGATGGTCGGTCAGACCACCCAGTTAACCTTTATGACTGACCCCTCGTTCGCCGACGTGGATGGTCCTTGCGACTCCAGCGCCCCGAGACAAGTGTGCGCCCCCCGCAATGCTCTGCCAGAAACCACACT